ACAATTAAGTTTGCTTCAAGGACAAAAGTGTCTGTTATGAAAAATCATATTAATGGTTTAGGTTATGATGATGGAAAAATAATCGTTACACCACACGGATTTATTGGAGGTAAAGATGCTGCTGAAGAGAAAACTTCATTGGAAAAATACAAAAAAGAATACGCAGATTATTGGAAAGGAATCATCGGAACAGATGGTGATTTTGACCTAAAAGAAGAAAAAGAAGACAATTAGTAATTTATTCACCCTTTAAATCACAACTGTAATTAAAACATTAGTAATAGACGGTTCCAACTTAATGAAGATTGGATTCCACGGAGTAAAAGACCTCTATAGCGACGGAAGTCACTTAGGTGCCATTTACCACTTTATCAATACAATTCGGAAATTCCTTGAAGAGCATAACTACGATAAGGTAGTTGTGTTCTGGGATGCCGAACATAGTTCGTCCGTTCGGAAAGGACTATATCCTCAATATAAAGGAAAAAGAAAAAATGATATGAACGAGTATAAACTTGAATCATATCTTACACAAAATGCTCGTATTAAAGAATATCTTGAAGAGGTCTTTGTTAGACAAGTTGAGATGATTAATAACGAAGCGGATGACTTAATTGCTTATTACTGTCAGATAGCTATTGATGAGGACATTACTATTTTTTCGTCAGATAAAGACCTTACACAACTTATCTCGGGTAAAGTGTCCGTTTACTCACCAAACTTAAAACGATACTTTAAACAAGGTGATATGGTCACCATAAATAAAGTTGAAATACCTCATTATAATGTGTTAACTTGTAAAATTTTTGCAGGTGATTCATCTGATAATATTGATGGTATTGAAGGTTTAGGAGAAAAAACTTTAGTTAAGTTATTTCCCGATATTCAAAAAATGCCCGTTAATATGGACATTTTATTGGAAAGTGCCCGAAATAACGAGCAAAAGAAAAAACCCAAATCATTAGAGAATATTTTGATAGGTAAAACAAAAAATGGTATACTTGGAGAAGAGTTCTATAAGATGAATAAAAAGATTGTGGACCTTGGAACACCACTTATTACCGACGAGGGTAAAGAACTTGTTGAACAAATTTATACAGATACCATAGACCCCTCAGAAAGAGGATACAAAAACTTAATGAGACTTATGATGGAAGATGGTCTCTTTAAGTATCTTCCAAAAAACGACGAAGCTTGGGTAGACTTCCTCCGACCATTTATGAAATTAACAAGAAAAGAAAAAAGAAACACAAACAAAAATTAAACAAACATGAGAGAACAAGACAGTACAAAAATGGAATTCCTTTTGACCCTGAATGAAAACATCGTAGTTCAAAGATTTTTTAATGTCCGAGGGTATAACCCAAAGGCAAAAAGCTCTACTGATTTATATGATTTTATTTTAAATCTAAAAGATGAGCTTCAACACGCGTTAAAAATGAAAACCGTAATTTACATGATGGACAATAAAGAAGCGATTGCCCACGACCAATCAATTATGAACACATCTTATACAGATGGTCCTGAAGATTTTAACATTTATGTTAAACTTGGGGAACAGACAATTTGTCATAGAGTTTTTGATGGAAAATTTTATCCACCAAAAGTTCGTTATACAGTTGATGTACGACCACTTTTAAAAGAGGTACTTCGTGAATTAACTGACATTTTTTCAAATCATAAATTAAGTTACGATTATTTGGAATTTGACCTAAGTAAGTAGCTATTTAATTAATACACAGTTAAACATTAAAACAATTTATGAACAAAAATTTTGATTATTTAGGGAACACATTTCAACTACAATTACTAAATCAAATAGTAGTAGATAAAGATTTTTCATCTTCTATTATGGAAGTAATTGAATCATCGTACTTTGACAATAAGTACTTTAAAATCATTTTACAAATGATTAAAGAATATTACATAAAGTACCAATCTACACCCAATTTTGAAACTCTTGACCAAATTGTTAAATCTGAAATTAGTCAAGAAATAGTAGCAAAAGTGGTTTTAGACACCCTAAAACAGGTAAGTGATGCTCCATTTGAGGGTACAACATTTGTTCAAGAGAAAGCTTTGAAGTTTTGTAAACAACAAGAACTTCAGAAAGCAATGGATAAAGCTCAAAAAATTATTACAGAAGGTGATTTTGAATCATACGATAAAGTTGAGGGGTTAGTAAGAAATGCATTACAAGTCGGTGAAATTGAAAAAGGGCAGACAGACATCTTTGATAACTTAGATACCGTATTAGATGAAGATTACAGACACCCAATCCCTATGGGAATTGCGGGTATTGATAGATTACTTAAGGGTGGTTTGGCTAAAGGTGAGATTGGTGTTATCTTGGCACCAACAGGGGTTGGTAAGACAACAATTTTAACCAAAATTGCAAACACGGCATTTAATTTAGGGTATAATGTACTTCAAATATTTTTTGAAGACAACCCTAAAATTATTCAAAGAAAACACTTTACACTTTGGACAGGGATTGAGCCGGATAATTTGGTTAAAAATAAAGAAGAGGTGATGTCTAAAATAACTGAAATTAAAGAGACTATGAAAAATGAGTTAATTCTGAAAAAATTAGCTTCTGATACTATGACTATGAATCAAATCAAAAATCAAGTTAGAAAAATTATTGCCGATGGGACAAAGATTGATTTAATTATGTTAGATTATATTGATTGTATATTACCTGAATCATCAAGTAAAGACGAATGGAAAGCGGAAGGTTCTGTAATGAGAGGATTTGAAGCGATGTGTCATGAACTAGATTTAGTAGGATGGACCGCAACACAAGGTAATAGGTCTTCAATTTCAGCTGAAGTAGTGACGACCGACCAAATGGGTGGGTCAATTAAAAAGGCTCAGGTTGGTCACGTAATTATCTCCATTGCAAAAACCCTTCAACAAAAAGAAATGAATTTGGCGACAATTGCTATAACAAAATCTCGTCTTGGTAAAGACGGTGTAGTTTTTGAAAATTGTAAATTCAACAATGAGTTATTAGAAATTGATACTGAAAGTTCAGTAACATTCTTAGGGTTTGGAGAACAACAAGAGGAAAGAAAAAGAGATAGGGTTAAGGAGTTAATGGAAAAAAGAAAACAAAAAGAAGAACAATTAAAACAAAATTAAAAAAATGGAAGAAAAAATATTAAAAGAAAATCCGAATAGATTTGTGATTTTCCCTATTGAACACAACGATATATGGGAATTTTACCAACAACATCAAGCGGCATTTTGGACGGCAGAGGAAGTTGATTTATCTAATGATATTAGAGATTGGGAAAATTTAACAGATAATGAAAGATTCTTTGTGAAGAATGTGTTGTCATTCTTTGCAGCATCTGACGGAATTGTTAACGAAAACCTTGCAGAAAATTTCTTAAAAGAAGTTCAATACCCTGAAGCCAAATTCTTCTACGGGTTCCAACTTATGGCGGAGAATATTCACTCTTTAATGTATTCATTATTGATTGACACTTATATTTCAGACGCAGACGAAAAAGATGAATGTTTTCACGCTATTGATAAATTACCTGCGGTTCAAAAGAAAGCCAAATGGGCTTTGGATTGGATTGAAAATTCAACATTCCAAGAGAGATTGGTGGCGTTTGCTGCGGTTGAAGGTATCTTCTTCTCGGGTTCATTCTGTTCAATCTTTTGGTTGAAATCAAGAGGGATAATGCAAGGGTTATGTAATGCTAATTCACTTATCTTTAAAGATGAGAATTTACATTGTGATTTTGCTATCCATTTGATTAATAATCATGTTGAAAATAAGCCAAGTGAGAAAAGAATTAGAGAAATCTTATTATCCGCTTTGGAAATTGAAAAAGAATTTATTACAGAATCTATCCCAGTATCATTAATTGGTATGAATTCAAACTTAATGAAGCAATACCTTGAGTTTGTTACTGATGGTTTATTAGTTAAGTTTGGTTGTAAAAAACAATTTAATGTTGAACAACCATTCAAATTTATGGAACAGATAGCTGTTGAGACAAAAGGAAACTTTTTTGAATCAAGAACTATGGAGTATCAAAAGGCCAAGTTAGGTGAGTCATTAACATTTACGGAGGATTTTTAATATGATGTCATTAAAGATAAAAAAAAGAGATGGGGACGAAGTTTCGTTTAACCCTCAAAAAATATACAATAGAGTTAAAAGAGCAGCAAGAGGATTAACAGTTAATGCTGATGAAGTATTCATTAAAGTTATTACTTCAGTACCAACAGAGGGTGTTATTACAACCAAAGAGTTAGATAAATTGGTTTACGAGATTGCTGCAGCATATACTGGAAGTCATCACGATTATTCAAGATTAGCGTCTTCAGTTGCAATTTCTGCATACCATAAAGAAACTGATGAAAGTTTCTGTAATACAATGCACACCTTACATGTTGATGGTATCATTAACGATAAGTTAATGGAAACTATTGAACTTTATGGTCCTAAAAATATTGATTCTGTAATAAATCACGAGAATGATTACAATTTTGATTATTTTGCATGGAAATCATTACAAGAAATGTATTTGTTAAAAACTCCTGAAGGTAAGGCAATTGAAAGACCTCAACACATGTACATGAGAGTTGCTTTATGGGTTACTAAATCATTTGAACAAGCGGTTGAGTATTACCAATCATTGTCAAACCAACTTATTTCTCCAGCAACACCAATCATGATTAATGCAGGAACCAAGACACCTCAATTAGCGTCTTGTGTATTGAAATACAATCATGGGGATTCAAGAGAAGGGTTATTACAAACATTCAACGATATTTCAACCTATTCATCAGATGCTGCAGGTATTGGATTATGTATGTCTAACATTCGTAGTAAAGAAAGTAGAATTAACTCATCAGGAGGATTTGCTGGTGGTCTATTAAAATACTTAAAAATTGTTAATGAGGGGTTAAGATTCTTCAATCAACAAGGAAGAAGACCGGGTAGTGCGGCTATCTACATTGAACCTTGGCATAAAGACATCATGGACTTACTTGAAATCAAAAAGAACACAGGTGCTGAAGAGATGAGAGCAAGAGATTTGTTTACATCTATATGGTTACCAGACAACTTCATGAACGCAGTTAAAGACAACGGGGATTGGTATTTATTCTGTCCTAATGATATTGTTAAGGCGGGTATTAAACCATTACAAGAAGCTTATGGTGATGAGTATGAATCAAACTACAATAAAGCGGTTGAACTTGGACTTGGTAAAAAAGTAAAAGCACAAACAATTTGGAATAAAATTATTGAATCTCAAGTTGAAACAGGAGTGCCTTATTTATGTTCTAAAGATAGTGCTAACAGAAAGACAAATCATCAAAACATTGGGGTGATTAAACAATCTAACTTATGTAATGAGATTTACCAATATACTGATGAAACTACTACAGCAATCTGTACATTATCATCTATGGTATTAAAGAATTTTATTATTAAAGGTGAGTTCAATTTTAACTTACTTTATAGTGAGGTTAGAAAAGTCGTTAGAGCACTTAACAAAGTGGTTGACATTAATAGTTATTCAACTGAACAAGGTAGAAAAGGTGGATTAGAACAAAGAGCAATTGCGATTGGAACTCAAGGACTTGCTGATGTATTTTATTTGATGGACTATATCTTTACATCGGGAGAAGCAAAAAAATTAAATAAAGAAATTTTTGAAACTATCTACTTTGCGGCAATCACCGAAAGTATGGAATTATGTAAATCAGGGGGATATAAACCATACAAATTTTTCAAAGGTTCACCAATGTCAAAAGGGGAATTCCAATTTGATATGTGGGGATTAGATTACGAAGGATTAAGTAGAATGTGGGATTGGGATTCACTAAAATTAGAAGTGTCTAATCACGGGGTTTGTAACTCGTTATTTACGGCTCAGATGCCAGTTGCATCTTCTGCTAAAATCACAGGTTCATTTGAAATGACAGAACCAGCTCATTCGGCATTATTTAATCGTCGTGTAGTTGGAGGAGAAATCTTAATTGTTAACAAATACTTAATTAGTGATTTTGAAAAATTAGGAGTATGGTGTGAAGATTTGAAAAATGAAATCATCATGAATGAAGGTTCAATTCAAAATATTAACTTTAATCATTACCTTGACACAGAAGACAAGAATTACAACAAAAAAGTTAAAAGAATTGAACATTTGATTCCAAAATACAAAACAATTTGGGAGATATCTCAAAGAGAACTTATTGATATGGCGGCTGACAGAGCACCATTCATTGACCAATCACAATCAATGAATATCTATATGTCTAATCCAACATTGTCAAAGATTTCATCATCACACTTCCATTCTTGGGGTAAAGGATTAAAAACTCTTTGTTATTATGTAAGAACAAAAGCTATATCAACGGGAGCTAAACACTTAGCGGTAGACATTTCAAAGGTACAAAAACCTAAAAATGTTGAAGTCCCTAAAGTAGACTATAGTAACATGAATTTACCACCCAAACCTGAAGGTATTGAAATTGATTGTTTTGGATGTTCATCTTAATTATTAAAATAATCCCGGCAATGTCGGGATTATTTATTTTTAGGTATTTATAAGAAATAATCACAACACTATAATTATAGATATGGCAGCAGGTACAACATACGGTCTTAATTTTCCTTTTAGAAATTCTAAAAGAGGAGACTATTTGGAATTAACTCAATTTGAAGCTCAAGAAGTAAAGGCGGATTTAATCCATTTATTGTTAACAAGAAAAGGTACAAGATATTATCTACCTGATTTTGGTACTAGGTTATATGAGTTCTTATTTGAACCATTTGATGGTCTTACTTTTGATGCAATTGAATCTGACATTAGAGAAGCGGTTTCAAATTATATGCCAAATTTATTATTAAATAATATAACAATAACACCAGCAGACCCTCAAGAAGAAGTTGATATCGCAACAGGACAAAATTCTATCGGTAGTAGTGAATCACCAATCTATAGATTTCCTGGTAAAGGAACTTCAGAATATACTGCTAAAATTAAAATAGACTACTCAACAGATAAAAACACTTTTGCACAAAGTGATTTTGTTATTATTAATATTTAATATAGATGGCAAATCGTAATATATCATATACAACTAGAGATTATCAGGGGATAAGAACAGAGTTATTAAACTATGTTAAAACTTATTATCCTGAATTAATACAAGACTTTAATGATGCTTCGGTATTTTCTGTGTTCTTGGATTTAAATGCTGCCGTAGCAGATAACTTACATTATCACATAGATAGAAGTATTCAAGAGACAGTTCTTCAATACGCTCAACAAAGGTCTTCAATTTACAATATTGCAAGAACTTATGGATTAAAATTACCGGGTCAAAGACCTTCGGTTGCTTTAGTTGATTTCTCTATTACAGTTCCTGCTTTTGGGGATAAAGAAGATGAAAGATATTTGGGTACTTTAACAAGAGGTTCACAAATTACAGGTGCAGGGATTGTATTTGAAAACATTTATGATATTGATTTTACATCACCATATAATGCTCAAGGTTTTCCAAACAGACTTAAAATACCTAATTTCAATGCCAATAATGTATTAATTAATTACACAATAACAAAAAGAGAACTTGTAGTTAATGGTATTACTAAGGTATTCAAAAGAGTTATTACGCCAAATGATGTAAGACCATTTTTTGAATTATTCTTACCTGAAAAAAATGTTTTAGGGATTACAAGTGTTTTATTAAAAAGTGGGACTGAATATACAAATATACCGACAGCTGCTGAATTTTTAGGAGTGTCAAATAAATGGTATGAAGTAGACGCTTTGGCTGAAGATAGAGTTTTTATTGAAGACCCAACAAAAGTTTCTGACCAACCAGGGATTAAAGTTGGTAGATATATTCAAACACAAAATAGATTTATGACAGAGTATACACCTGAAGGATTTAAAAAAATGACTTTTGGTGGAGGAACTAATACAGCCCAAGACGCGTTAAATCAATTTACAACGGTGGGTGCGACATTAGACCTACAAAGATATTCTAATAACTTTTCATTAGGTTCTGCCTTAATTCCGAACTCAACATTATTCATACAATATAGAGTTGGTGGTGGATTAGCAACAAATTTAGGGACAAATGTGATTACTCAAATCGGTACCGTTTCGTTTTATGTTAATGGACCATCAGAATTAACAAACTCTTCAGTTGTTAACTCGTTAAGATGTAATAATGTTACCGCAGCTATTGGTGGCGCGGGTATTCCATCATTAGAAGAAATACGAAATTATGTTTCATTTAACTTTGCTGCACAAAAAAGAGCGGTTACAGTTCAAGATTATGAGGCGATAATTAGAAATATGCCGGCAGAATTTGGAGCTCCTGCGAAAGTGGCAATAACAGAAAATAATAATAAAATATTAATTCAATTATTGTCATATGATACTTCAGGTAAATTAACCAACATTGTATCAGACACATTAAGACAAAATGTTGCAACATATTTGTCAAATTATAGAATGATGAATGATTACATTTCAATATTAACGGCTGAAGTTATTGACCTTAGTGTGGATGTACAAATTGTTTTAGACTCTGCACAAAATTCAGGACAAATTATTGCAGATGTTGTTGATAAAATATCTACATATTTTAATCCACAAATAAGACAATTAGGTCAAAATGTTTATTTGTCAGAAATCAAAAGTATTGTTCAAAACCAAAATGGTGTATTAACAGTAGCAGGACTTAATGTTTATAATAATGTTGGAGGACAATATTCATCAGCAGAAACATCAATGCAATATTCGGACCCTGAAACTAAAGAAATCGCACCTGTTGATGATACCATTTTTGCACAACCTTCACAAGTTTATCAAATTAGATATCCTAATAAAGATATCCGAGTATCTGTTAAAAATTTCCAATCTGTTACCTTCTCATAATATAGGTTTATTCTTGAATTGATTAGTTTATAATTTAAAAAGAGTGTGTTTGTATTCCAAAAATAACACATAAACTATTTATAAATTAAAGGTATTACATGGGTCAATCATATAGAATAAAAACTGAACTTGGTGTCAATAAGACAATCAATGTACAATTAGACCAAGATTTTGAGTTTTTAGAAATATTATCATTAAAAATACAACAAACAGATGTTTACACAAGAAGTTGTGCTGACTATGGTGTATTAGTAGGTAGAGTAATTGCAAATGGAGGATTTGGGGTACCTAACGCCATAGTTTCGGTGTTTATCCCAATTACAGTTGCCGACCAATCAAACCCTTTAATCTCAAGTATCTACCCTTATAAATCACCTACAGATAAAAATGAGGATGGTTATAGATACAATCTTTTACCTTACGAAAAATCTTATTCAAAACACGCGGCAACGGGTACTTTACCATCAAGAATTGATTCTTTAACAGGTTCTACCGCTGTTGAAATATTTGACAAATACTATAAATTTACTGCCAAAACAAATGAGAGTGGTGATTATATGATAATGGGAGTTCCTTTGGGGAATCAAACTATTGTCATGGATGTGGATTTATCAGACATTGGTGAATTTTCATTAACACCTCAAGATTTAATTAGAATGGGACTTGCAACTGAAGGACAAGTTGCGGGTAATAAATTTAGAACTTCTACTGATTTAAAATCGTTACCACAAATTATTAATATTGTTAAAAGTGCCGAGATTTCTCCATTATGGGGAGACCCGACTACCTGTCAAATAGCCGTTAATAGATTAGATTTTGATTTAAGAGATGAGGCAAATGTTGATATACAACCGACATCTGTATTCATGGGTTCAATGTTTTCATCTTCTGATGGGTTTAAAGTTAGAGATAATTGTAAACCAAGAGATGATATGGGTAATCTTTGTGGATTAACAACAGCTCCTGGCCAAATACTAGCAATTAGACAAACAATTCAACAAGATTCTGAAGGTAATCCTGTATTAGAACAATATGATTTAGAACAGGCTGGAAATGTTATTGACGGAAGTGGTACATGGTTAATTGAATTACCTATGAATTTAGATTACTTTATTACAAATGAATTTGGAGAAAAAGTAATATCTTACGACCCAACAGTTGGAATCCCAACAAAAGGTAAATATAGATTTAAAGTAAAATGGACACAACCAAATGATTTAACATTATCAACAAGGAGACCATATTTTTTAATTCCTAATGTTAAAGAATATGGGTGGATTGGTAATGACCCGGAAGATGACCCAACATATTATCGAGGTTCAACAAACCAATTACAAATAAGGTTACACGACAAACAACAAAGTTCATATTATTTTGGATTAGCTTGGAGTGGGTATACTGATGGATTTATTGGACAACAAAAAATAGATAAATTAAATGAATCTATTGATTGTAATGACACTTTTTATCAATTTGAATTTAATAGAGTTTATACAATTTCTTCATTTATTGACCAATGGAAAAAAGGAGGAAACTTTATTGGTCCATCTTCAGGTAATTTTATTGGAATTAAAGAAATTGATTCTTTTGATTGTGAAGATACCGTAAATAAATTCCCTGTTAATGACGGATTTAAAAATTTTGACTTATTATATTTTTTATTTTCAATTATATTCACAATTTTACAACCTGTTGGGATAATTGTTTTAGCTATTGCTCATATTATATTGTATTTGTATAATTTAGTAACGGATTTCTTATGTTGGTTATCGTGGTTGGGAATCAGTAACTGGGTTTTTAGTTGGTATCCATTTAGACACTGGAGAAAATATTGTGATAGAAAAGATTTTACAGTTAAATTACCGATGATTACT